ATGAAAAAGTACCATTTTTGCGTGGCACCGTCGATGCCGTGATGCGCCGCATCGAGCATCGTGGATCGGGAGGCGCGATTCGTACCTTATTGGGCAGAAAGTGTCGCTTCCCGCTTTGGGAACCCACTGAGTGGGGGATCAACAAGGCATTGCCTTTTGAAGAAGCCTCCATTAAATACGGCCCAAGGATCAAGCGGGCTATGACGTACAAAGGGTTGAATAGGCTGATCCAAGGCTCTGCTGCTGATCAAACCAAGAAGGGACTGATTGAGCTTCACAAGGCAGGCTTTACGCTGCTGCTCCAGGTTCACGACGAGATCGCGCTATCGGTTAACAGTCGCGAAGAGGCGCAAGAAGCAGCAAACGTTATGGCCAATGCCGTGAAGCTTGAAGTGCCTTCCATTGTTGATGTAGAGACTGGACCTTCTTGGGGAGAGGCTGCATAATGAAATCTGTAGTCCATGCTGTTCTCCTCAAGGCGCTTCCCGCGCACTTTGGCCCGTGGTTCAAGGACCACGGGTCTTTTTTATGATTAAGAAGAAGAAAAAGAAAAGCGGTCCCCCGCGCCTGTGGTTCAAGCGGGAGAAGAAACCCATCTCGCCCTCGCGCAGGCAGACAAAACCATGGTGTACGGTGATGCTGCCGCTTGAGGCTTATGCCATGCTGACTGAGCTGAGCGATTTTCATATTGTTTCTCGCTCAACGATCGCTCACCGCTTGATCTACGCAGAATTTTTACGTACACTTTCTCGCGTAGACCCCGAGAAAGCTAAAGAAATGGAGAAAGAATTTGAAGCGCGCTTTCGTAATCCCGTTATCGAACGTGTTGAATGATGCTGAGATCTTCGTTCAATACGAAGTCCTGCCCGCTGAGGGAGGACTACCCGAACAAATCGATATTAAAACCGCTTGGTTTGATCTAGCGTTCTTAGACAGGCCTCGACGCGTCAACATTCTTGGCGCGCTGAGTGAGTCAAACCTCATGCTTTTAGAAGACGAAGCCTATGAAAATTATCGAGCCTTTCAACAGACTCAACAAGAGCGGGATCCGCGCCAACTTGAGCTACTACCAAACCCGCATGGATCGGTTGAAGCAGGAAATACGCGAGCTGGAGTTCCAGTACCAATTGAATATCTGCGCGTACTCGTTGATGATTGATAGCAAGGAGGATAACGATGATGCAACAACTAAGTGATCGATTGCGTATGCTTGCTGAGCATTTGAACGAGGAAGATGCTCACCTGCTCATGCTTGCTTCTAACCACATGGAAGCTATGCGCGTGTGGAAGATTCGTTGGGCAGAGACGGAAGAAAAGTTACATAACTTACATCAAATGCATGAGAAACTACTGAGGGAATACAATGAATACAGAAGAGAACACGGGGACTGATGACTTTCCTATCAGTCCTGAGCAAATGAAGTGGCCGTTTAGAACCGAAGAAGAACAAAAAAAGATTATCAAGTGGCACAAAAAGCAGCAAAAACGTAGTACAGTACTTGAAGGTGTCGAAGAGGCACCATTCTGATACAGGAGAAAGAAGATGGAAGAACGTCAATGGAAGTCTGGCTCTGATGTCCTAGCAAGGTTTCGTAACCAACCTGCTGCCAAGACGCTTACGCGTTTTGATCTGCGTGGTGCAAAGGAAATTGATGGCCAGCCCGTCGAAGCAATCGAGTACAACTTTCGTGGTGTTGGTCTTGCTGTCAACATTAAACGAGAGGTGCGCGATACCTGGGTCCCGCCGTCTGAGGATCCTTTTTACAAAGCCAAATGGGCTTTTTACAAAGCACTATTTTCAACAGGAGAATGAACATGGATAACGAACCCGTTAAAAGAGTCTCACCGCTTAAGGGCCGCAAGCTTGGCCCACGCAAAAAGCCTTCGCCTTTAAAAGGCCGCAAGCTCGGCCCACGCAAGTCCAAAGTAGTCCTCCCCTTGGGCTTGTTTAACGTGGCACAAAAGGCTGCTCGGGAATACATCGCGATTGCAGGAGGCGGCACGCAAGCGCCTGACTCGGTGGATAAGTTGCTTGCTGAGCGGGGCAAGAGCTACGGCAGCTTTGTCTCGCTTGCCAAAACAGCGCAGGAGTTTAAGAGCTTGCTCTACAGGGAGCTTGGCTCAAGGAACAAGCGCCTTGCTGATGATCAGGCCGAAGCACTGGAGATGATCATCCACAAGATCGCACGCATTATCAATGGCAATGCAGACATTGCCGATCACTATCTGGACATTGCAGGCTACGCCAAACTTGTTGGCGAGCGGCTGCAAGGCAGGTCGTTATGAAACACGATGTTGAACTAGAAAAGACCATTGACGAGAGCCAGCAGTTGCTGACCAAAGCGCTTGATCTTTTTGATGACTATAACGCTGACACGTCAATGTACGTATTGAGCTGGTTGATGGCCAGTCATGTGCATTACGTTGTCGAGCACAAGCTCATGGATGAAGACAAAGCTTTGAAGATGGCCGCTTCACTGGTTCGTTCAGCCTACGTGGCTCAAAGGGAGGACGATGATGACTAAGGATCACGAAGCGATCGTTCAGGTGATCAAAGTAGCGATTGATCACCATGACTGGCGGCTTGTGCGCCACCTCACACGGCTTATCGAGATGCTGGATGCAGCTATCGATGATGATGACAAAGACCCACCTTTTATGGAAAGACAATCATGATGACGACTAAAGTTATGGCGATCACGGCTCCCGAGCCTGTGTTCGTTTTAAATGGCATGACATACCTGCCGCACTACAGCAAGCCATGCTGGGTGCAGCCAGGGGCTTTTGTGACGACCTACAACAGCATTCGGAAGATGGATGAACATGAAGAGGATAAAGGCAAACGGCTCTCTGCCTCAGAGCTCTTTGCTCTCGGGGCCCAGGTCGAAGAGCGGACTTTATGGCCTCGTGAGTGGACAAAGAACTGGCAGCAGTGGTTGAGACCGTAGTCATGAGTCCGGCTTACAAATTTGCGATGCTCGCGGCGTGGTTGGAGGGCTACGCTGAGGGCCTTCCTGACTACTGCACGAATGAGAAGTTCAAGATCAAAGAGGCAGCAGAGTTGCTCATGGAGGTCTACGAGCAACGCATGAAGGACAAGGAGGAGTGGAAGCAACACGCAGGAGATAGGGCATGAACAATGCCGAGATTCTCAAGCTGGCTCGGCGCACGGGCGTGCTGCTTTCAGGCAGGCCCGAGCATGAAGAAGCGGTCAAACAGTTTAGTAAGCAGTTGCTTAGCCAGTACAAGGCGCTGACGCCGACACAAGAGCGGTACTTACAGGCGCTTGATGACTGGATGTCGCTTGCGGGATTAGCCAAAAGTTTTAGTTGTACGCCGCAAAATGCGCTCAAGATGATACGAGCGCTCGAGGCAAAAGGTCTGGTTGTTAAGACGATGCTCTTTCGAGGGGCTTGGGCGTTTTACTACAGGAGAAAGTTATGACTTTGATACCAAAGGAGCGTCGAAAGCAGATGATCTTCGATTACCTGCGCGGGCTCAAGAATCCCGTTACGGCAGAGCATGTCGGGGAGAAGTTCAAGATCACCAAGCGCCGTGCTGACCAGTTGCTGGTTGAGTTGGCAGCAGACGATTTAGTCATTAAGACAAAAGGCTACAAGCAGCAAGAGGTGACCTGGAAAAAGACGATGGTGATCTGCTTTGCAGTCAAGGATGAATACAGAACCTACAAGAAACGAGAACCTAAGGTAGCGAGGGCTTGGCACGATCCATTTGGACTGGGGACGAGAACATGAGCGAAAACAAAAATGCAAAGACACCAACAGATGGTGGACCAGCGTTTCCCATTGCACATTCGCACCTAATCCAATCAGGTATGTCCCTGCGCGACTACCTTGCAGCCAAGGCGATGCAAGCACTGGCGCAGGGGAATTATTTTGATGCAACCGCGAGGCAGGCCTACATGATTGCAGACGCCATGCTGAAAGCGAGGGAGCGATGAGCAAAGAAGCTATGCAACTAGCGCTTGAGGCGCTGGAGAAAGTAATCACTGCGTTTGGATCAGGCTTAACGCTACAACAGAACGCTATCACCGCCCTGCGCAAAGCACTAGAGACAGAGCAAGAGCCAGTTTTGTGGCTGAAAACTTGGTCTGATGGGTCTGTGTCTGTCCTAAAAACTAAGTCGCATGCTTTTGCTGACCATGAATTAGAACCCCTCTACGCCGCACCACCAAAGCAATGGGTTGGGCTGACGGATGAGGAACTCAAGCCGTTATGCGATGAAAACCCCATTATGTTTGGCGCTTACACCGTTGACTTTATTCAAGCCATCGAAGCCAAGCTAAAGGAGAAGAACACATGAGCACAGAACCCGAAGCCTTGCGGCTGGCTGATGCGCTGGACGCTGAGTTTGTGCAAGGACGAATAAGCAATAGCACGGGCAGGGAATCAGCCGTCGAACTGCGCCGATTGCATGAGGTCAATCAGGATCTGCTGAAGGCACTCAACACGATCCTCAACATATGCTTGATAGATAACGGGCACTGGGCCAAGACGATAGAACGCGAGGCTCATGAAGCCATCGCCAAGGCGATTGGGGGTAGGGCATGAGTGAAAACAAAAACGCAAAGACACCTGCGGACGGGCCTGCGGCAAACAGAGCAATGACGCTAGAGGAAGTGCAACAGTGGATTACCACCACATGGATAAGGTGTCAGGACGAAGTTTGGCGGCAGCTACCAACACCCAAAAAAGTTTCAAAAGATGATCAAGAGCCGGTGGCGTGGATGCACAACGTTATTGAAGGTAATGTCATCACGCACATGCCCGCAGACATTGGCCGTCATCCTGAGCGATGGACTGCGCTTTACAAAGACCCTACGCCGTGCAAAACATGCGAGTCACTTGCTATGGCAGTAATGAACGATCAGACATACCACGAAAAAGTAATTGCAAAGCGTAAGTGGGTTGGGCTGACGGATCAGGAAGTAATGGTCGCTGCATATCAAGCAGGATTTGACATTCATGAGGATTACGAAAACGAGGACGACCCAGAAGCAATGCACTGGTGGACACCTGATGGTGAGGCTTGTGACGATTCTTTGCTGAAACTGCGTGACCTTATCGAAGCCAAGCTCAAGGAGAAGAATCATGGATAGAGAAGCTATTGAAGAAGCGATAGAGGTGCTGGAGGATGCAAGCGCAGAGATGTTGACGGAAACAGGCGATGAAAATTACTACGTCGAAGCCATCGCCGTTTTGCGCCAAGCACTAGAGACAGAGCAAGAGCCTGTGGCGTTTATTAATGTGGAAAAGCAAAAACTTGAGTGGGCCAAACTTACATCGTGGCATACGCCAACAATAGTAAACCTGCCAAAGATTCCACTCTACACCGCACCACCAAAGCAATGGGTTGGGCTGACGGATGAGGAAAAAGAAAAATTGGTTGAAACATTTTACGGTACAGACATTCAGCGTCTTGAAGCCGTCGAAGCCAAATTAAAGGAGAAGAACACATGACACGAGACGACATTATCAAGATGGCGCGAGAGGCTGGTTTTAACCCAGTCTCATACACGGACGCAAACCTCGAATTATTTGAACGCTTCGCCGCCCTTGTTGCGGCTGAGAAAGAGAAGCAGATCATCGACATCCTTGAGCGACTGCAAGAGCGAAACGAATCGCACACCTACTACAAGTATGCGATCAACGTCATCAAAGGTGAGATATGACCCAAGAAGACATCATCAAGCTGGCGCGGGAGGCTGGGCTGGCAGAAGGTATTGCGGACGGCTTGAATGGGGAGTGGAAAGCCGAAAGAGAGTTCCTTGAACGCTTCGCTGCACTTGTTGCGGCAGCAGAGCGTGAGGCGTGTGCGAAGTTGTGTTTAGAAGAAGCGAATGAGGCTTATCACCAAGAAGCGTTTTATCTACCACGAGGCAATCAAGGGCTACTGCGTATTGCTGAAGGTGCTAAACGGTGCGCCGAAGCAATCAGAGCAAGGGGTGAGCAATGAAACCCTCAGACATGATCGCAACGCTTGAAATGATCGGCTGGAGTCGTAGAGGGATTGCCCAATACGTTGGCGTCGGCACACCTACGATTAGCCGGATGGCTACTGATCAATGCGCTAATCCAAGATACAAAACAATGGACGCGCTGCGTGAACTGATCGCGTTACCAATGCCAATTAACAGAGCAAGGGGTGAGCAATGAACGTATTTAAGTTAATAGAAGATAACGGATTGACCCTGCACGGTGACATCGAGCACTTTGCCGAGTTGATTAGACAAGAAGAGCGTGAGGCGTGTGTGAAGTTGTGTGAAGAGCGGCAAGAAGTTTTTCAAAAGTATTACACCAAAGGTCTTGCAGGAATGTGTGCGGAAGCTATAAGAGCAAGGAGTGAGCTATGAGTGGCGATCACAACATGTTCCAGAAAGCCACCTCTTATTTATCTGGTAACGCGTTTTGGCGCACGCCAGAAGAAGACCCACCGCCCATCGGTGTGAAGATGTTGTTACTAAACCCCGGCGGTGTGTGCATCGTTGGCACGTGGGCTGACTGGGCCGTGGCCTGGGCCCCGCTGCCCAAGGTTCCAGAACATATCAAAGAACTACTCATGAGGAAGAGCACATGAACGACAAAGAACTCATGATCTCTTACGATCTGCCCGCGCTGGCAAGACAAGCTGGTATGCGGATTCAAGAGGTAAGCCCCCACTACGTACGATTTCACGCCGATCTGGCAAGCATGGAATCCTTTACGTTCGATGTCAGTGAGCGTAGGCTCGATCATTGCCTGAAGATGCTCAGACAAGCGGGCTATGACGACGCTGCGGACTATCTACAGGGCGTGGGCTGACAAAGTACGGGCTTTATTTGTTGCGGGTTGTACAGCAGGGGCACTAGCATGGCAGATGCAAGCGTGTCCTTGTGCGGCGTTCAGTGGACGTGACGCTGCGACATCAGGCATGAGGCGGGCATGCAATCTGCCTCTCCCGTCATCTTTAATCACAAGGAAATATCCATGGACGTGAACGCACTATCAAAGCTTTCAGAGGCCGTTTTAGATGCTTTTGGCTTTCAAAAAGAGGTACAGGTCCTCTACGTGACCCTCGCCGATGGACAAAAACTGGTCTTCCTCGGACCCGCTATGACACAAGACGATGTCGAGGGGGTGCAAGAGATCACCTTTGGTGAACACGTTCACGCGGCGGTCCTTTCCTATACCAGTCAGCGGCATCGGGCGGTGGAGATGCAGTGAGGGGGTTTGTGCATGGTTTCTTGTTAGTGAGCACTAACTTAGGCTCAAGGATCAAGGACCAAGGACCAAGGCTCACGGGTCTTTTTGGGGGATTGCTATAAGTTTTTGGCGTGGGGAGAGGGTATGAACGGCAGTGGATGGGTGATGAGCGGTAAAAAAGGGTCAAAAAGGGGTGTAATAAACGTATGTATATACGAGGGGGAATTTTGGGTGAAGTTCACTTTAAAAAAGGGGAGGGCGGGAGGTTATTACAGCCAAGGGCCTATTAGGTGAACTTTCTACGTTTGAAATTTTTTTTTTTCAAAACTTAAAAAGTAGTGTAATAGACGTAATGCCGTAAGAAGTACCGTAGTTATTGGGGTTCTACATTACGTCTATTTTTTCATTACGGTAATGGGGTTGTCATTAGTATGTATATAAGTCTAAAATCAGGTTATTACGTTGAAAGTTGATTATTACGTTGAATTACAGTGTTGTTTTTAAGGGACGAGATGGATTTCCTTAATAGAATCAAGGAGTTACAAGACATTACGTTATATTACTATACTTCTGAAAAAAAAAAAAAAAAAAAAAAAAAAAACGCAGGAAGTTCACTTACTAATCGGAATTGGAGTCAACGTAATGTTGTGGTGTGAACGGCAGTTGGTTGGGGATGAGCGGTAGGTATTATGGTTTCTTGATCTGGTTATGGTTTCTTGATTGAAAATGGGGGTTTTATGAGTCGAGCGAAGGATGAAGAGGTCCGTTTGCCAGGGATCACGCCCCGTGATTGGGGCATCGTCTTTGGGGATGGTGGTCGGGGGAGGTATCCCTTTGGCAAGATGTTGATCGGGGACTTTTTTAGACTGGCATCGTTGGGTGAAGCAAAGAGTGTGCGATCGGCACTCCAGTCTTACTATTCAAGGCACCCGGGAAGGCAGTTCTGGGTGCGTCAGAGCGGCGATATTGAAGGGGAATGGGTATGCAGAAGGATTCAGTAGATGCGGGCCTTGTAGGGGGTTCTGAGTCGGTTCTTGAGGTATCCACGGGCGTGGTCAGGCCAGGGGTACCGTTGAGCGAGCAAAAGCCCTTGTTGGATCAGATCCCGTTGATGCGGCCAGAGGTCGTTGAAAAACGGATCACCGCACCGTTACCTAAAAAAGTGCGTCGGAAGGCTTTGACCAAACAGGAGTGGACCTTTGTTAAAGAGTATGTGACCGGGGACGGCGAAGTGACGTTGAAGGAGGCGGCGAGGCGGGCGGGTTATAACCCTCGAACCCTTGAATGGCACGCTAGGAAGCTGACTGACCCTCACCAGTCACCGCATATCGTTCAAGCGATTCAAGAACTAAGGACCGAGCTTGCGGTTAAGCATGGGACCACGTTTGAAAGGCACATGAAGGACATGCAACGGATCAGGGACCAAGCCCTGGCAGCGGGAGCTTACTCGGCAGCAGTTGCGGCTGAATATCGGCGAGGGCAAGCCCTGGGGACGATTTACGTTGAGCGTAAGGAGATCCGGGTTGGCACGATTGATTCCATGAGCAAAGAAGAGGTCATGAAAAAGCTTGAAGAGATCAGCAAGCTTTATGGACCGGGGGCGAATAAGCCGATTGTCCCTGACCAAAGCGACGTGTTGGACGTGGAACCCCTTGCGCCTAAGCAACCTACCGTTTTGGAGAAACTGAGCAATGTCGAGAAAATTAGAAAAGGACTTTTGGAAAAGGGTTCAGCCCCAGTTGAAAGGCCTTTGTTCCATAGCGATGAGGATTGAGTGCAAATCGCCCCTGGGTTTTCCTGACGTCATGATCGCGCTCGAGGGGCGCATCATGTTGCTGGAGTTGAAGGTTGTGCGCGCTGGGGCGAAGGTTGCGCTCTCACCCCATCAGATCGCCTTTGCTCATCAGGCCAGCGAAGCAGGCATTGGCTATGCCTTGCTTGTGCATTACTGGCCTGAGAGCGTGCTGCGCTCGGTCGATACTGACGTTTATGGCTATCGTGCTAATCGCGTAGTCGAGGTTGCCAAGCGAGGGGTAAACGAAAAGCCTAATGCGGTTTGGCGAGTCGGCGATGCGGAGGGGTTGCACGGGTTTTTAAAAAGTGTATAGTTAGGGCTCGATTTATAGAAAGGAGAAAGAGGATGGATAAATGGACAACCGCGATTCACATGCTGCGGGACGGGTTTTTGTTAAGGGTTTCATCGAAGCTTGATGAAGACTCGGACGTGATCGAGGATCAACCCTTACCCCTGGTTATTCGAGTTGATGCCCTGGGGCCTTCTGAACGGTGTAGTTCGATTTTCGACAATGTGTTGGCCGAAACCTATATGGGAGGATGCTATTACGATAACGTCCACCAGTTCATTGCGCTCAGCGGGCACTATGATGGCATGCTTGATGAGGTCATGCGGGAGGCCAGAAAGGTAGAACGAAAGCATTCCAGGCTTCACTATGTGACAGTGGTGCATCAGGAGATGGGACACGTTCAAACCATGCCGGTCATGGCTTTGTCCCAGGCCCTGGCTGAAGAAAAGGCCCGGGTTGAGTGGCCTTATGCGAGGGAAGGTTGGTCAGTCAGGAGTACCCAGCATGCATGAGTCGAAGTGGGCCCTGGTAAAGGCCTTGATTAAAAACTACGTTTTAATGTCCCTGCTGCGAGCAATTGCCGGCGACAAGAAAAGGCGATAACTTGCAAAGCGTTTCGGTTATATATACACTTTAGCTATCCAATCAATCGATTGGTTTTTTATACAGGAGAAAGCAGATATGGATCAGTCAGCATTACTTTCGGTAGTCGGCGGGATGTATGACAAGCTTGTGCAGGACGTGAGCAATCGCGTTTACGGCATGATGCTTGAGACCGAGCGCGCTCGCCAGCCTGCCGACTACGGGCAACTGGTTATTGATGTTGCCGAGCGGGTGAACGCCCAGATTAATTATGAAAAGCTTGCCGACCAGATCGATTGGAAAGGTTTTGCCAGGGATGTTGCGGCGAACTTTTCGCCCAGTGATCTTGCGAGCGAAATCGACCTTGGCGACCTTGTAACTGAACTTGACTATGGCGCGATTGCTGAGGGCCTGGACGTTGAGAAAGTCGCCGACGAAATCGACATGGACGAAAAAGTGCGCGAAGTTTTGCGCGGCCTTTGATTCTCGCGCCGTTTCCCTACTAGGCCCTTGCGGGCCTTTTTGTTTTGCAAAATAAAAAATTAGTGTATAGTTAAATTATCGGCGCGTTGCCGACATACAGCGAGAAAGGGTTAAACATGCTGAAAACTGTACCAATTTCATCAAATCGCAAAACGGGCCCGATCGCCGTTACGTATAGGGCGGGCATGCATGAAACGTATAGCACGTGCCCCACGACGTGCGCGTTGCACCCCAAAAGCGCGACGGGCGCGACGTTAATCGATCGAGAATATTTCGACGCCTTGCGCGTTGCCGTGCCAAAGCGCGGCGTCGCCTGGACTTATTCGCATTTCGATGCGGCCTTGTTGCCCGTGCCCGTGAAGGGCGAAACCGTGATCAATGCTTCGTGCGATACGGTCGCCCAGGCCTTGCGCGCCGTTTCATTAGGTCGGCCCGCGACCTATGCCGCGCCCGCCGATACGGCGCAGCAATGGCCGCAACGCGTCGAGGGCGTGCGTTTTGTTCGTTGCCCCGCTGAATTGGCCGATAAGTTTACTTGCGACCAGTGCGGGGGCGGTCGCCCTTTATGCGCCAGGGGCGAGCGTGATTATGTCGTTGTTTTCGTTGCCCATGGCACGGGAGCTAAGAAAGTCGGCACGGGCACGGGCGGATGTTACGCCGCGAATGGTCCGACCGCGATTCAATGGCATGGCACTAAAAAAACGGGCGCAGCGAATGACGCCCAGGCCTTGCGCGCCTTCGCGGCCTCGTTGCCCGTGGGCTCGAAACTTCGGCACCATGTCGCGGGCGATATCGGCGCTTGCAATTAATAAAAAACTATTTTATTATTTCGTTCAGGCGCAGTAATCGCTGCGCTGTAACCCTTAAGAAAGCGAGAAAGTTGAAATGAATACACTACACCAAGCAAGCAAGCAATGGGCAACGCGGCCGGATGAGGAGCGCTTTGTCAGTTTGGCCGAAATGCATGCCGCCGCCGAGGCCCAGCGCGCGATTAGTCGCGCGAAGGTTTTCTCGAGTCGCGGCATTGAAGCGCGGCCCCTTGAAAACGACGGCTTGATTATTCAAGGCCGCGAGGGCGGGAGCGCGACCGTTTCGCATTGGGCCTTTGGCCAATTGGCCGCGCTGGCTGGCGCCCCTGGCGGATATCTCCGAAGCTTGCCCGCTCCCCTGGCTGCCGACTGTATTAATTACGGCTTGCACGTCGAGCGCGACGTTGAGGACGTCGGCATGCTTTTCACTAAACCCCAGGGCGGGCCCGCTACGCTACGCGCCGCGACCGGCCCGAAGTACGGTCGCCTTTGGAATTCGGACGTAATCGCCGCGCTTGTTGATCGCTTCGGCGACGGCGTTTCGGGCGACTTTCGCGTGCCTGGGGTTTTCGGTCGGCCCCTCGAGCGAGTCACTAAAAAGGAAACAACGCTTTATTGTGGCGACCGCGACATGTTCGTTTTCTTGGCCGATGAAGAAAACCGTATCGAAATGCCCGACCGTCGCGACGGCAAAACGGGCGCGCTCGCCAGGGGTTTTTTCGTCAGTAATTCCGAAGTCGGCGCGGGCGCGCTTCGCGTCAAAACTTTTCTTTTCGATTACGTATGCGCGAATCGTATTGTATGGGGCGCGCTCGAATTGGACGAAATATCAATTCGCCATACGGCCAGCGCTCCCGATCGCTTTATTGAGCGCGTCGCGCCCGCGTTGCTGGAATACTCGCGCGCTTCCGCCGATAATATTTCGACCGTTTTGCGCACGGCCCAGCGAAGCAAGGTCGACAAGGTCGGCGAGTTTTTGGCGAAGCGCTTCGGCCCGCAAGTCGCTAAGCGCGTCGAACATGCTCATATGCTCGACGAAGGCCGACCGATCGAAACGCTATGGGACGTAGTAACGGGCGCGACCGCCTATGCCCGATCAATCCCCTACACTGCCGACCGCGTCGAATTCGAGGCCGAGGCGGGCAAGGTCCTCGACTTAGTCGCCGCCTAAGCGCGCCAGCGCTTGCCGTGCCTGGGGCCCTTGTGGCCCCTTTTCTTTTGTCTTATGATTAACGCTCCCGCATAGGGCGGGAGTAACCATTAAGAAAGCGAGAAAGCATGAAAGCAATTAAGGACCTTAAAAAGGGCGAATATTTCAAGCGTAGCGCGACCGCTAAGGCCGTCTATTGTCGCGGCCAGTACATGCGCGAATCGAAGCGAATCGCGGCCCAGCGATTCGACGATATAAGCATGTTCGTCTATCTCAAACCCGAAACGCTCGTTTTTGTCGACTTCGAATTTTGATAACCGGGAGATTAAAAGCATGGTTATTAATGAGCCCCCTTTCATTAATCAATTGGCCGAAGCGCGCAGGGTATTGGAAACCGAAGGGCCCGAGGCATTGCGTAATCCGCACGCTTTAACGGGTGCAATTTGTCGATGTAAAGCGTGTTTTTGCTGCGCGGCCTTTGTCGTTTATCGGCAGGCCATTGAGGGGGAGAAAGTATGACCGACTGGCTTATCGCGATCGCCTTTGGCGTCGCCCTGGGCGCAGCGCTGGCCCTTTCAATTTAACCCCGCGCGCCTCCCCAGGCGCAGCGCTCCCCAGGCCGCCTCGCGCGGCCTTTTGTATTTTACGGGCCGCCCTGGCCGCTATTTCGCCCAGCGTATCAATAGGGCTCGATTGATCAGTTCAACGCAATAATCGAAACTTGGCCCGCGATCCTCGCGGCCTTATCCCCTCTCAATCCCCAGGCGTCGGGCCCTGGCGCCCAGGCCTCTCGGGCCCTGGGCCGTGGGCCTCGCATGCTGCGCCCTGGTACGCGCCCTGGTACGCGCCCTGGTACGCGCCCTGGTACGCGGGCCTTGGGCCTTGGACCCCGCCCCCAGGGGAGAGTCCCAGCGGCGATTGGTAGAGTTTAGAACGTTCAAGGTTCTAGAATCCAGGACAATGCCCCCGCCTTCGCAGCGGACGCCGACCTTGGCCCGGTTTCGTAGGAACAATTGCGGCCCAGAATACTTTTCTGGTATAAGTACACTTTTCGGGCTTTCCTGGAAGACCACCCCCTTGTTTTTAAAAGTCGTTTCGCCGAAAATTTTTTGCAAATTTCAAAACCCATGACCACACCCGAGGACATTGAGGCGGAGCGCTTGAAGCTTGAGCTAAGGCTCAGGATCCTTGAAGCTCAAACCCGTGCGTCTGAGTCTTTCTTGTCTTTTGCCCGTTATGTCTGGCCGGAGGCGATCTTCAGCGCCCATCACCAGAAGATGGCCAACGCCTTTGATCGCATTGTCAAAGGCGAGCTCAAACGCTTGGTCGTGAATATGCCGCCGAGACACACAAAGAGCGAGTTCGCGTCCTACCTCTTGCCTGCCTTTGCCATGGGCCTTGATCCAAGGCGCAAGATTATTCAGGCGACGCACAATGGCGAGTTGGCGGTGCGCTTTGGCAGGAAGGTTAGGAACTTGATGGACCAGGAGAATTACAAGGA